ATGATGAAAGTGTCCCGACATGACCAACTCAAACCGTTGAAAGAGTTCCGGCGACATACCTTCACGGTTCTCCATCCCACGATACATTTGGAAACCGGTAAACTCTAGGTGCCCGATAACGACCGAAGCATCCGTTGTCTTGATGAGGTCGAGGGATTCCTTGTATGTTTCCTCAACAATCCACGGCAGCAGTAACACACCTAGACCATCGATGTCAATGACCTTGGGGTGTGCATGCACCCGAATCCAGTTCGGCTCAGCACGATAAAGTTCCTGCACACCAGAGACATTCGTGGAGTTGCGATAGAAGAGGTCGTGGTTCCCTAGCAGGATATCTTGACGGATCCCAAGCATCTTGCAGGGATTCACATACTCTTCGTACACAAAGCGGGACGTAGCCACATTCCAGTACTTACGCCGGTCCCCAAAGTCTCCGGCACACACAATGCGTTTGATATCCCGCTCTTGTAGCGTCGGGAAAAAGATGTTCTGGTAAAACTTCTTCATCGACGCTTGCATGATGGCGCTGTCGTTACGAGCGCCGAAAGTGGGGGTCGGTCAATAATGCAACTAGCATTTCACCGACTCTCCTTTCCCTTTGCGACCGGGCCGTTGCACCCAATACGAGCAGTGGGGTCGACTCCCTGCTGATAGTACTTTCTATACAAGTGTTTGCTCACGCCTGTTGCTTCCTTCAACTCACGCCACCCATGATATATGTTTCCCCGATATTCAATGGACAACGACATTGGGTTGTCCTCTCCATATTTCGTTGCTTTCCGGCCGTTCTCGCGGGACTGCTCTGCGGTGAGTTTTCCCGTTCTCCATTTTTCTCGCATCGCAGTTGCGTGCGCCTGTCTGCGTTCGTTTGCATCTTCCCAACTCTTCATCACCGTTTCACTGCACTGCTTTGCCCACTCCGGAGTGTGGGTTGTCGGGTTACTACGCAACATCTAAACTATTCCGTCACCTCGCGCTGAAGTTTCGCGGCCCGTCTGCGCTCCCTGCGCGTGCGGGTCATGTCGTCGTATCTCGTAATGAAATCCTGCACATTGTCGAAATTAAGATACGTGTTGTCCGCTTGCGGGTTCTTTCCATTCGCAGAGGGGGTGAAGGCTCCACCATTGATCTGCGTCTGCTCAATCATCTTGCAGCGGATGTAGGTGTGCTTCTTTTCCCGCTGAATGCGCCGAACGAATGCGAAGTAGATGATCTGGGTGAAGTATCCGAAAGGGTTGCTGCTCTTGGCGGGGTCGAAGTTGGCAACGTAAACCAAGCAGTTCTCGACTCCATCCGAAATCATGTCATCACGAAACGTGTAGTTCATGAAGTTCGGCTTGTAGGAGAGGTGCTTGGCGATGGCCAGAAAACACTCACCCACATACTCGGGAACTCCCGGTGAAGGAAGCCCCTGTGCCTGTGCTTGGGTGCATGCTATACGGTAATCTTTGAGGGCGTTGTAGAACTTGACGTTATCGACGTAATGGGTAGAAGGCTTCAATGTCATCCTTTGCTGTGGTATCCCACGCTATTCAACGGATTAGGAGTGGTGCCGGGAGAGAATCTAGGGGTTCCGCGGCCAGTAGAAACTACTATAGCAGACCCTAGGATGCGTGTCAAGAGAAATCTACGTTTTTGCGTCTTTTATTGCTTGCTGTAACTGCCGCACCAATTCCTTGGCTTCGCTCAACGAGAGACGGTAGACGACTTGACTCCAATCGTCCACTTGCATACCAATCGTGTTCTCAACGTTGCTGTATCGGATGACATGCGCTTTAGGGGTCATGTGGGACCGGCAAAGTTGGGGTCTAGGTTACCAAGGTTGGCCGGCCTAGTACTTTTTAAGGCTTAGGCCTAAGCTTAGGCCTAAGGCCCAGTACTCAGTACGTACTAGATCAGGCTTAATCAGGCCCTTTGTTCGCGACACAATGCTATGTATAAGATTTGGAGGTGGTCAGATTAGGAACTCGCTTCGCTCGTTCCGCGTGCTTCGCACGCATATGCGCTATTACTATAGTCACTAACCAAGATAACGTCCATAGTAATAGACGTTAGGCGTCGATTCTAGAGGACACCCTACACGCCCGTCCTTAGCTCCACCCGACACGCCCACCCAGCTAGAATGACGGCCTAGCAAGGATTTTCACACGTTTAGAGCAGGGCCCTGCTGAGCGAACTTCTCCAGCTTCACCCGGTGCATCGTCATGGGGAACTTTTCGCGGGCATACAGTTCAACGCGCACTTCCGCGTGTTTCCATGCATAGTTTTGGTAAGCTCCAATGCGTAGGTCGTCTACCACATCGATGATGTTGATGTGGGACTTGCTGGCATGTGTCCGTAGTCCACGGCCGATAGACTGCAACGTACGGATCTTGCTCTTTCCCGCACTCGCAAACACGATGTTGTGGAGCTTGCGAATGTTGATGCCGGTAGAGAACACCCCAAAGCTTGCCACGATCACTTGGTTGTCCTCTTCTTCTACCGTCACGCGTACGTCCTCGCGTGTCTCTGCGTCCACTTCACCCGAAACAAAAAACACGGTCTTTTTGTTGCAAACTTCCTTGATGCGTTGGTGCAGATAGCGCCCGTGCTTTTCGACCAGTGTGAACAGGACAAGTGTGTTCCCCTTCAAGTGCTTCACCAGTTGTGCGATGAACTCCGTCCGGGCTCTGTCGCTGACCAAGAACTCCACCTCGTCCTGATACTGCACGCGCCGCATCTGCTTGCGGGCCGCTTCCGGATACTCTAGCACACACAGCTTGACTTTGAGGGGTGCAAGTTGGTCTTCCGCAACCAGTTCGTTCGTTGTGGTGACTTTGGAGACATTACCAAATAGTCCCTCTAAAATGAGTTGATGCGCTTGACAGTCATCGAGCGTGCCCGTGAATCCGTAGCGATAGCGGGTCGTGGGCGTGCTTTCCATGATGTGCGTGAGGCTCTTAGCCTTGGCGAGATGAACCTCATCTACCACAATGCACTCAAACTGTTCAAAGTAGCTTTCGGGCATCTCAAAGATGCTCTGCCATGTGCTGACGAAGATACGAGCGTCCGACTGCTTTTCCTTCCCCGCGTGGATCCCATGTATCTCTTCAGTGCAGCCGTAGTCGCGGAAGTCCTTCGCCATCTGTGTGACGAGGCCGATGGTCGGGACCACGATGAGCGTCTTACATGACAAAATGCGCTGCAAGAGATAGATGATATAACTCTTCCCGCTCCCCGTCGGTGAGACGATGATGCCACGCTCTTGGTTCAGCGCAGTCTTCAGTGCTTCATACTGGTAGTCGCGCAGGGGGAATGGAAGCTCCATGTCCTCTAGGAACTCATCGAGGTCGTCTCCAAAGCCCACAACTTCAGGAACATGGCTGATGACTTCATATCCACGCTGTTCCGCAAACTGCACAACACGGGGTACGAGGCCTCGGTAGATGGTGCGGGTGCGTAGTTTGAAAAGTCGGATCTTTTGGTCCCAGTGTTTGTAACCCGCCCGGCGCTTCATAAACTGTGCGCCCGGAACCTCAAACTGAAAATACTCCGACAACTCACGCAATACTCCGTCCGGCGCATCCACTTGCACCCAAACATTGTCTAACGGAGTGATGGTTAGTGTGTCGCTCATGAGTACCTACTGTATGTAGTAGATACTCTCGGGTCGTTATTTCTTGTAGAGGAAATACAGCCACGGGAGAATCGCAAACGAGAGGTATAAGACGATTACGGTCCCGAACAACCAATACTTGGTGTGGATATTCGGAGTGCGGAAATACAGGTATGAAAGGATAACGATTCCCGCACCCTTGAATAATAGTAGCGATGCGACCGGGCCCATGAAGTTCATGAACATCCGGATCAACGGGTTTCCTTCTGCTCCGTTACCATAGAGACTTACCCCCTGATACGTGAGCCATCCATCTGCGATCTGGAGCATTACTGCGATGAGAAACAGGATCAGCAGAAACACTAGAGACGCTTTTCGAGCAGAAAGTGATACGCCATGTAGCAGATCGCGACCAACAGCACCCACTTGAACCAGGGGTACGTTGCGTCCTGCCAAGTTGATGGCTGCTCTGCCTTTGCCCATTTTTTAGACCCCGGATTTCCAGCGTAAAAAGTCCATCATCGTACGAAGTAAGTACCCTCTGTTGTTGATGTTTTTGATGACATCTTCCATAAACCGCAACGTCTCTTCCAGCACGATCTTTTTCTTGGACGCTTCCTGCAACACAGGATCGGCGTCCAGATACTTATCCACTTGTGGTTGTAGGATTTTGAGAGGTTGGGGTGGCCAGCCCAGTTGGACGCGCTCGGTATCGTCCATTTTCCCTAGCCAGTATTCCCACCGCTGCCGGTAGAGCGTCTTATACTCCATGTCGACCATTTTGAAGCGGAGACGTTCGGTGGTGTAGTATCTCCACCACTTCGCGTGGAGCAGAGGGACGTTGCGGGCTTCTGTATCGAGTTGATCGGGAGCGACCTGTACGTCGTCTTCCCATATCTTTTGGTAATCAGAGATAGTCATGCTCATTAGTGTATCATACTCACCACAAGAAGTCAATTGACTATAAGAGCGGCCGGACTTCAAATTCGGTACAGGCAAACTGGGCTTGGCAGACCATTTGTGGTGGTTCTGGGTCAACGGTAGAAAACGAAAGTTCACCAAGTTGTGTGGGGAACACATCGGAGAAGGTGATTTCTACAATCGGCCGTTCAGTGTCGGGCTGGAGAATGGAAAGCACAGCAGTAGTTTTCTCTAACTCGTTTGGAGTGGAATACCGCGTGCCGATTTGTTCTCTACGGGTTTCGCGAAACTCTTTGATTTCGTCGTAGCTGTGAGGGAACCCGTAGCCCTTCATCCACCAATAGATGCTGGAGTATGTTTTGAACTGCGCATCAATGAGGAAAGTGAGCGATAGCGAACCGTAAGTGAGTGTGTCCGCAACTTCCTTGATTTTTGTGTAAGGGTTGGCGCGGTCAATGACCTCTGCTGTGACGGCCGGGTGCGTAAAGGCCTGCACGAAGAAGGTGAGGTCCGGCAGGCCCGATAGCGCAAAGCGATAGTGATTCCCGTACAGCACATTTGTGTTATCAAATCGCTGTGTTGGCTCATACTGAGGGTATTCGTCTTGCATGGTTAGTAGTTGCCTAGTTTATCGAGCTTGTCTACGATGACTGCTATTTTTCGTTCGTAGTCGCGCTCACCAATGTCTCGCGCCCGGATGCGTGCTATGCTGAGTATGTTGTAGGCCAATTCTAACAGATCAAGGAAGTCCCAATCGCGAGTGCTGTTCTTCACCATGTTGCTGATGGTAGCGAGGTCGCTTTCCTTGAGAACTTTCTTGAAGTCCTCACCTTTTACGAATTTTTCTAGGGACATGGATTCCTCTTAGTGTTTCCAACTATCCATGAGCCGACGAAGGTCGACCATGATGCTCCGTAGCTTGGAAAGTTCTGGCGGATTGGGGCGTTCCTTCTCAGCTTGCGACACTGCGACACTGATCGCGTCCAGTGCGATGTCCGCAATGCGATAGGAATCGTAGTTCCACAGATCGTCCTCAAGCTTGTCCCGAAACCGCGTATAGGCGCTGATATCAAACTTCGCTTCGCTGAGATATGAGGGCTTCTGTGCGAGAGTGTTTGCGGCCGCATCGATGAGGGGATGTGTGTTTGCCATTTGGGATATCCGGGTTACGAGTGCGATTCCTTGTATTTAGTGAGGTAAGACGCCGCTGTTTCGGACCACTTGGGATTTTCAAAGTATCCTAATGCTCGATTGCAGGGAACGCAGAGCAACGCTCTCACCTGTCCTGTAGTGTGGTCGTGGTCCACGCACAGGTTTGTCTTCCCACGGGGCGGCTCTCCGCAGAGCGCACACTTTCCGTCCTGCGCTTTGAACATGGCATCCCATTCGTCCGGAGTAATTCCGTAGTGATGCTTCAAGCGGTCGCGTCTGCTGTATTTGTCGGCGTAGGCTTTCGAGGAGGCCTTACGTTCCGGAGTATTTCTCAAACACTGACGACATAGACCGTGCCCTTCGTGGGGTCTGTCCGGATGGCATGTAGCCATTTGTCTATACGCTCGGCGCGGCTCTGGATGACGCTTCGCGTGGTATTGCTTCATGTAGCATTCGTGACAGAGACCGTGCGCCCGATGCTTTCGTTCGGGATGACAAGTGGGAACGGTACCGTAGACTTTAGGTGACACGGTGGGAAGCGTTTTACCGTTTCGATAATACCGTGTGTAGCACGTTCTGCAAAGACCGTGACCGCCGTAGGGTTTGTCGGGATGACAAGTCGGAACATTTTTCATACGTTATATGTATATGTCAAAAACGTGATGTAACAGAAAAAGAGTAAAAAATAACCCGGAGTTTACAAGGCTCCGGGTTACTTTCCTTGGTGTAGGGGTACCTACATCAAATTAGTTATCGCGACCTTCCGGTAATAGACGTTCGTACCGAACACAATCGCGCCATTGCTCGTTCCATCCGCGTTAGAGAACGGATTGGCCACAACCCCGTAGCGGGTCTGGAAACCAATCTTCGGCTGAAAACTGTTGGGGTCCTGTGCCCGAAGCATTTGCAAGGGAACATAAGGACAGTAGAAGAAGCCCGCATCGTACGGGGTCGTGCCGCGGAAGCCCACAACGAAGTGGTTCGTGTTTGCAGTTGGCGTGTAAGGGTCGATGTAGACCTTGTAACGTCCCTGCAAGGTGCCCACGAATGTGCTGCCCGTGTCGTCCACTGTCAGCGGAGCATTGTATGCCGGAGTGTAATCCAGCAACTCTGCTGCTGCGAGAGCGGTCGCCGTGTCTGACGAGCAAAGCACAATGTTGCCCTTTCCACGACGGGTTGCCTTCGCGATTGCGTTGGCTTCACGCTCAATCTGGAAGAACAGACCCTTGAAACGCTCAACCATCCAGCGTCCGTCGCTGTCCGTATCGAGGTCGAAGATGCCTGATGTCGCCACGTTATTCTGCGCGCCCCATACTGCTGAGTAGTAAAGGGTACGGATGATTTCACGGTTAATCTCAGCAAGGATTTCTGCTGACAGGATGTTTGCCAACTCGGTCTCGGCATCCAATCCATGAACAGCCTTCAAGTCCTGCGAGATTTCGATGGTGTACTCAGCCTTCAGCTTACGAGTCTTCGCGGTGACCGTAACCTTGTCAATGCTGAATGCCATCTCAGGGATAGCCGTGTTGCTGGCCGTTCCCAAACCTTCACCCGATAGGGTTGCCATTGCACCTGCGAAGGTGTAGTTGGTGCTGTTCGCAAGCTGTGCCGCAGTTCCTACAGGCTGCGTGCCAGTGTGCGTGGTTGGGTTGCCAAGGCCTGCGCTAGAGAACGCAGTGTTTGCCTCATAGAACAGTGCCTCGTCGCCAGCCTGGTTAGCATAGCGTGACTTCAGCGCAAAGATAAGTCCCGTAGGACCAGTCATCGGCTGGACACCGCAGAGGTCGTATGCGATGAGATTTGGCATCGAGCGGCGAATCAGGCTGATAAGGATGGGGTCGAAGCCATCCAGACCCGAGCGAGGGAACGCGCCAGCATAGTTTGCAGGAGCAGTTTCCTGCAACACGCGCTGTGCCTGCTGCATCTCGCGTGCCGTGTTCTCAAGAAGGACCGTGGTAACCTTCTTCTTCCATGTCTCCTGAATCGGTGCGATATCAGGATGGTCGATGATGGGTGCCCACTTCTTCTTGACATCTTCGGTCAGAAATTCGTCTGCCATTTGGGTTTAACTCCTACAAAGCTAGTGCGCTGTGTCGTTCCGACTGCGCCTAAAGGTATTTAGATAATTGAACCGCTTTACCACTTAGAAGACTTCACATGCTGTGAAATCGTCTTTGCGATGGCGTCAATCGTCGGGTCGCCACTCGCATTGGGCTTCTGCTCTTCCGTAAGGGTCTGCACGTTCTCTTCAGGGAGCGTCTTGACCTTACGCACCTTGGATTCCGTCAGGTAGCTTTCCTTGAGCATCGAAAGCTTCTCGCGGAACTCCTTGGCAGACGTATAGGGAACATCCTCAGCCAACTTCAACAGCTTGGCAGATGACGCCTCACTCATGCCACGGCTGAACTCTGCAACGATACGCGCCTTGTTCGCCGCCTCGGCCAGCTTGCGAAGCTTGAGCTTCTGTGCGTGCTGTTCGTTCAGCGACTTCTTCAGCTTCTCGTTCTGCTCGGTCAGCTTCTTCACCACATCAACCTTCGACTCGGGAACGTCAATGTAGTGTTCCTTGAACAAGCGATGCAGCCCGTTCAAGAACTCTTCGGCCAATGATGTGCGGAGTGACTGACGCACTGCAACGCGATTGGCCTTGAACCATTCCTCAGTCACGTAGCTGAGGTACGCATCCAACTGCTTCGTCACAGCCTTGTTGTACTTTGCAAGCTTCTGTTCGTGCAGCTTCTTGTAGTGTTCCTGCAACTGCTTTGCGACCTGCTTGGTCGTGCGGCGAAGTGCGGACTCAAAGAGAACTCCCACCTGCTTCTGTGCCTTGGCGGGGATTCCTGCGGACTCTGAAAGGTTAGCGAGCCGAGGGAGCTTGACGCGAATCTTTAGAGACTCTTGCTTAATCTCGTCCTCGTCCTCGGGAGTTTCATCCTCTTCCTTGACAGGCTCTTCGTCGTCCTTCTTGGCGAAAGGATTCTCATCCTCTTCCTTGACAGGCTCTTCGTCGTCCTTCTTGGCAAAAGGAGTCTCGTCCTCTTCCTCGACAGGCTGCTTTTCGTCCTCGGGCGTCTCGTCCTCTTCAGCAATAGGCTCTTCCTCGTCCTCGGGCTCGTCTTCCTCGGTCTCAAGGTCAACATCGATAGGCTCGATTTCCTCAAGCGCATCGAGGTCTGTATCAAGGTCGTCAACTTCAGACAGTTCCTTGTCGCCGTCAAACTCAACCTCAGGGTCGTCCTCTTCCTTCTTCAGATGAGAAGCTTCGGGACCAACTGCGCGAGGAATCGTTGTATCAGTGCCGACGCCCTTTGCGGCGTCAATCTTATAATCGTCGCCGCCGGGTGTTGAAGCGATTCCCGGGCCGCCCAGTACGTCGTAAGACGCGCCACCAAGGTGGGTGGGCTCTGCGTTGCGCGTTGAAAGTGCGCTCTTGTGCGTTGGGTTTACTAAATCTGCCATTGTTACCTCGTTGAGAGGGGATGTTGCCCCAGCCTGATGTTATTTAGCGTTATCTGCCTGTTGACCACTTTATTTGATACCAGCGGCTTTCTTTGCAGCGTCAAGGGTGCCGAACTTTCCCTTTTTCTCTCCATTGATGAACAACAGGAACTCAAATCCCGTGTCACTAATGGAGATACCACGTAGCTTATCTTGGTACACTACTTCGTCGCCGCTTTCGTTCAAACGGCCAATCTTCACCGATTCAAAGAACTTCTGCCATACTTTGGCTTCGGTCAACTTGCGTGCAGTACGCTGTTTCTTTGGAGCCGCTTCTAGTTCCCGCTTCATCTGTGCAACTTGCGCCTCAGTGAGACGCCCGTTGTTCCACACCCATTCCTTGCCTTCCATGATGCCCCGAACAAACGCATTCGGTGCACTTGGGTCAGCAACAATGTCTGCGGCAGTTGCGAGATAGAAGTCTTCCCCGACAACGTTTCCCTTTGGGCTATTGCGAAGCGAACCCAGCCCGCGAGAAGACACGCCCAGTTTTACACCGTCATCAATCAATGCCTTGACGATGCGACCATTGGGAGTGTCCATGATCTTCGCTCTCCCGATGAAGTCGTTGCCGTCTTGACGAAGTTCCACAATGATGTGCGACACGCGGTCCAAATTGATGTTTGGACTGTCCGGATGTCCGAGTTCACCGAGAGCCCGATTTTCATCGATAAGCTCTTTGGTGTAACGAGCCACTTCCCGCGATAGTATATCTATCGGGTAAATGCGTCCGTTCCGATTTTTGACTTCTGCTTGCAGGAACGGACCACTGATATAGTAGGAACGCCCACTGAGCGATTCAGTGATCGTTTCCGCCTTGACCGTTTCGCAAACTTCTGCGATGAGTTTCATTTGAGTCCTTACTTTTCTTCGACTCTCGCATCGGAGTGGCGGATGAGCCATGAAAGCCCTTCAAGGGCCTTGGATGCTTCCTTATGTGTCTTGTAGACCTTTGCTTTATTGATGTCCTTGGTCCACAACCCCTGTTTGGTGTCATCTTTTTGCAGCCAGCGGTCATCACCAGCAACGTCAGCACAATAAATGACGTAATTACCTTTTGTCTCTAGTGCTTCATTTACACTGGGCCCGCCATCGAGGATGTAAAACCGTTTCCAGTCTTTGCCCAAATTCTTGGCCGCCTGTGCTTCGGCACTCTTGAGGTCCGTGGCAACGATTTCGTCCACCACCGTCTCTTCGTCCCACTTGTCCAGCACGAACCAGTGCCACTGCTCTTCGTTCAGCTTGCTCTCGCACACGTACGATACGACTTGACCGTATTCGTTGACCTTCAGTTCGGAAACACCGCAGAGTAGTTCCGTCTCTGCAATGTCTTTGTTCTGGTCGAATACCCGCTGCACTTCCTTGACGGGCAGGTGCCCCTCGGAAATGACCGCTTCTGTAGTGAGAACAGCCGTGCCCATCGTCTTGCGTTCGTCTGCGAGGCGTGCGCCGATCTTTGCTTGCATCACCTGTGCGAACACCTCACTGGCAGCCTGGAAGTTCTTGCTAGCAACGTTCTGCACGAAAGAGGATAGGAGCTTGGGGTCTGCTGGAGCGAAGTTTTCTGTGATGCGCATTTCCTTTGACTCATCCAACTCAAGCGTGTCGGTGTCGAAGTCGTAGATGTAATGCTTGCGTTCTTTCGCGTCCCACACCCGGAGCTTCCACTTTCCGTCTTTGAGATAGGGCTCTTCTTTTCCCCCTGCGCCGATCTGTAGGGGCCACTGCCAGCCCTTGTCCCAATTGGTCGGATAGTTGAGCGCCATGGGTTATTCCTCTTCAGTGTCGGTTAGCTCGATAGCACCAAGCTTGCGTCGTTCCTCAGTGAGACGGATTGCGACCTTCGCCTGCATAATGTTAGAGAACACTTCGCTGGCCCGGGTCCAGTCCTTCTTGCTGACGGCTTCGATGAGTTTCTTGTATGAGTTGGTCATCTGCGTTCCTTAGTAGATTGGGAACTCGCCCCAACCGGCCCGTTTCTTGATTTCTGCGACGATAGTATAGCCGCCGCCGGCCGTCATCCCGTGCGTGGTGGCGTAAAGGTAACAAAGGTTGGCTTCGCTATTGGGACTACGAATGAACGCCGGCAATTCGTTGCGACCCAGATATCCCGTTCCTGCCAAAGTAAAGTAACCGTTGGTCGTGGGTTCGACCCCAAGTATCCAACCAAGTTCAACTTTCGCGCTGCCGGTAACATTCCACGAAAGAGAGACAACATCAAATTCTTGTTTGGGGGTCTCTGCGGCAGTGATAGTGGCGCTGCTCTTGATAAGATTACCAACAATCGTTGTATTGACTAGCGGGTCTGAGATGTTTGGACGCAACCCACTCTTGAGAATCGTGAGTAGGGTATTTGTTGCGGGGGTCCACCCAGCCACATACGCACTTCCGTTCCCACCATCCCATGTAACAAGCTCGCCGGGAACGAACGATCCTGAAATAGCGGTGGGGTTGGTCCAATCTACAATCGTGAAGTTGATCACGCTGTTCTTGGGGAACAAACCGGGTTCAATCGCCAACTGAGTGCTTTGGTTTTCGCCGTTGGCAGAGTGATACCCCCAAAAG